AGTTAATTCCTAATATGCGGAGAGGCTAAGCTCGATAAAAACGTAGAAAAAGGTAATAGAATAGGCGCAACAGTAGCGTGAATAAAGGCTCTTAATGTTTATTTGTTGCGGCAACCATTGCGGCAACTGAACGAGAAAGGCAATTATGGGATTTATTACAAATCAGAAAGACTATGCGGCGCATCAAAAAGTCCATACCAGTCGAGTTACAAGGTGGAGGAAAGCTGGGAAACTTAAGGGTGCCTTCAAAATGATTTCTGGCAAGCCACATTATGATATTGAATTAGCTGATAAATGTGTAGCTGATAATGTTAGTCAGATTCAAAGAAAAGCTCAGGCTAAGGTCAAGAAAAACCCTCCTACTAAAAAAGAGATGACCGATCAAGTAAAAAAAGCCGGCACTGGGAAACTCTCTCTTTCAGATTCCCAAAAAATTATTGCACAGTATAAAGCGGCGTTGATAAAAATAGAGTATGAGGAGAAGATCGGAACTCTGGTAAAAGCCGAAGCTGTAGAAATAGATTTCTTCAATATTGCTCGACAGGTTCGAGATGCGATTCTCAATGTACCTGATAGGATTTCTGCTGAATTGTCGTCTATGACTGACCAACACACTGTGAATCAATTACTTGTTAAGGAGCTTAACGCAGCCCTTGAAAGATTGAGTAAATGAAACAAGAATCATATATATTCCATTTTAAACAAGGTATCAAACCAGATCCATATATAAATTTAGTGGATTGGTCAAACAAATATAGATATCTACCGAAAGAATCCAGTGTAGAGCCTGGACAATATAGAACCTCCAGGACACCATATGTTGAAGAAATTCTGATGGAATTATCTCCACAAAGCCCTACACAGACAATTGTTGTAATCAAACCAACGCAAGCAGGTTTTGCTCTTGACTTAAAGACCAAAATTCCTATCCACGATGGATGGGTAACCATGGGCGACATATCGGTTGGTGATCAAGTTTATGATGAAAAAGGGAAGGTATGCAATGTAAACTTTACGTCTGAAATATTCATAAATCATGAATGTAGAAAAGTCTTATTCTCTGATGGGTCAGTAATTATTTGTGATAAAGATCATAAGTGGGCTGTTATTGACACCCGTAATTATAAGCTTTTAAAAGAAAAGGTTCTTTCTACACAAAAAATAATGGAAACAATTCATGAGTGTTATTCAAAAAGCAAAATGAAAAGAAATAGATACGCAATCTCTGTTGCAGGATCAATAGTCACAAACCAAAAAAAGTTTTTAATTTCGCCATATGTTCTGGGGTGTTGGATAGGGGATGGATCAAATGCAAGCTCGATAATAACACAAAGCAAAGAGGACTCGGAGGAGCTTTGTCAACATATTAAAGAGAGTGGGCATTACGCAGAGGTTCGGTATGAAAAATATAATAAAGGAAACGTTGCAACTATTCACATAGAGCCAAAAGACACTCTTTTTTGCAAAAGAGGTCATAGTTATTTAGATGATGGGCAATATAAAAGTGGTGCTTGTAAAAAATGTAATAGGCAAAGGTATCTTTACGGTAGATACAAGATCCCAACAGACCCGATAATCCATAAGCATGTGTTTTTTTCTAAGTTGAAAGAGCTAAATCTTCTTAAAAATAAACATATCCCAAAAAAATATTTAAGGGGCTCATATAACCAAAGACTGGAGCTATTGCAGGGCTTAATGGATACAGACGGGTCAATCACGAAAGATGGCAGGCAAGAATTTTGTCAATCTGATTTAAAGATTGCAAAAAGCGTATACGAATTAATTGTTTCTCTTGGGTTAAAAGCCTCAATAAAAGAACGACCGGCACAGAAACATGTAAAAATGGCTCATGGGGGATATTCAGATATAAAAAAGCAATATCGCATTTATTTTTATGCCCAATCTGATAAGCCTGTTTTTAAATTAAAAAGAAAATTACACAGAATGAAAAAGCCATCTGAAATAAAAAGGCCATTTGAAGTTAAGCGACGTAGAATCATTAGCGTAACCCCGGTTGACAGCACCCCTGTTCGTTGCATTTCAGTTGACTCAAAGTCAAATCTATTTCTTTGTGGCAAATCTATGATTCCGACTCATAACACGGAACTTGCTAATAATTTTCTTTTTTGTGTTGCACATCTCTATCCTGGACCATGTTTGATGGCACAACCCACAGACGACATGATGAAAAAACATTCTAAAAAAAAGATAGCTCCGTCTGTTGCTTCCATGCCATGTTTGACAGGAATTATAAAGAAAGTAAGGTCAAGGACTTCAGGAAATACACTATTGTTAAAAGAGTTTCCGGGTGGTTCCTGGACGTTCACGGGTTCAAACTCTCCTGCGTCTGCAAGATCTGATTCTATTCGTTATTTAGTTTTAGATGATCTGGATGGCTTTGCACAGGATGCTGGAGATGAAGGGGCTCCGCATGACCTGCTAAAAAAAAGAACAGATGCGTTTGGTTCAAAAAAGAAGATCTATATTAATTCTACTCCAACTGTTGCAGGGATCTCGCACATTGAAAAAGAGTTTGACGAATCAAGCCAGGGCTTATTTTATGTCCCTTGCCCACATTGTGGAGAAATGCAATTCTTAGAATTTGGCGGGATCGGTTTTGAATATGGCATAAAATTTAAACGGGATCATGACGGGCAAATAATAGACACTTGGTATAAGTGCAAGTTCTGCAAAAAGAGGATTGATGAGTGGCAAAAAACGGAGATGATGGCAAAAGGTGAATATGTCCATAAATTCCCTGAAAGAAAAAAGCGTGGGTTTAAAATTAATTCTCTTTATTCTCCGCTTGGGTGGTTGTCGTGGCAGCAAGTAGCAGAGGAGTTTATAAAAGCAGCGGCCGCATTAAAAAAAGGTAACTCGTTACCCATGAAAGTTTGGGTGAATACTCGGGCCGCTGAACCGTATGAGGAGGATGGAGAGCAGCCAGAGTGGACAAATTTAATGACGCGAGCAGAGCCATATAAGATATTAACGATTCCGCAAGGTGGGTGTATTTTATGTGCTGGTGTAGATACGCAGGATAATAGACTCGAATTTTTATTGAAAGCATACGGGAAAGATGAGGAGAACTGGACCATATACCAGACAGCATTATATGGAGACCCTGATTTGCCAGATGTATGGGAACAACTCGATGACCTATTGAATAGATCGTATAAGCATGCATCTGGTGCAGAATTACATATTCTGTCGATGGGTATTGATACAGGAGGACATAAGACACAAGCAGTTTATAATTATTGTCGTAAACGTGGGCCGAAAGTATTTGCATTGAAAGGTTCAAGCAGTTTAGGTAAACCAATTTTAAATCGACCTTCTTCACAAGATGTTGATTTTTTAGGGCACAAAATACCAAATGGTGTTGAATTATGGAATATAGGTGTTGACACAGCTAAGGGCACAATCTATAATAGATTAAAAATATTAGAACATGGCCCTGGGTTTTACCATTTCCCAATGGGTCTTGATGAAGAGTTTTATAGGCAGTTGACAGCAGAAAAACTGGTAAAAAAGTTTATTGATGGCTATCCACGGTATCGGTGGATAAAGACAAGAGAACGAAATGATGTTCTTGATTGTGATGTTTATTGTCTTGCAGCCGCCTATAAAGCAGGTATAGTTAGGATAGATTTTGAAAAGTTAGAGTCAAATTTAAGCGTTTTGTCAGAAAAAGTAACAGTTAAGAAACAGAAAAGACGACAAAAACGAAAACCGCAACAGCAACAAGGCGGGTATCAGCGTCCGTCATGGATGAATTAAATGGCTTTAAAAACTACATTAGTGCAATTAGAAGAGGTTCAGGCAGCAATTACCAGCGTTATGTCAGGGCAATCAGGGACATGGGGAGATAAGACTGTCACTATGGCCGACTTGTCATCACTAAATATTAGAGAATCCATGTTGTTAAAACGATATAAACAAGAGAATGGTACTGGTGGGTTAAAAATAAATCAAGGAATTACAAAACGTGATTAAAGAATTCTTTCAAAGTATTTTTAAAATTGGTTCCAAATCAGTCGGCACCGGGTTCCCTGGATATAGAAGAGATGCTGCAAAAAGAACAGGGTCGATGATGAATTGGATTCCACGGCGTTTATTTTCTAAAGATCAGGAAACGCTTGATAGGGATATGATTGTTTCAAGAGCGATCAATCTTATCAATGACGACCCACATGCAGCTGGGATTGTAGAGACGTTCGCGACTACAATAATCGGGGCAGGATTGCAGCCTAATCCAGCGTTGAACTCAAAAGTTTTGGGTTTGCCCAGGGAGCAGATAAAAAAAATAGAGGCACAGCAAAAAGCGATTTATAAAGCATGGGCTCAAAATCCTGATGTGGCTGGACGCATGACAGATGGTGAAATTCAGCATCTGAAAACAAGGTGTTTATTTGGTATGGGCGAATCTTTAGAAATATTGCTTATGCAGCCATCACCGATGCGGCCATATTCTCTTGCCAGCCAGGTAATTAATCCGGCCAGGTTGAAAACTCCAACTGACAAAAGAAAAGACGAAAATATAAGAGATGGCATTGAAATCTCAAAATGGGGAGAACCAGTTGCTTATTGGATAAAAAAAGTTGGCGAAACTGGCCAATACATGACCGATAATTCAAAAAACTTTATGCGTATTCCTGCAAAAAAAGGCCATCGTTATATTGTTTTGCATGATTTTATATCAAAAGATCCTGAACAATTTCGTGGTTATCCGATATTAGCCCCTGCAATGAGATATTTCAGAGACTTCTCTGATTTACTTTCCGCTGAATTAACCTCTAATGTAATTACAGCGGCATTGTCACTTTTCGTTGAATCAGAAAATCCAGGGGTGGTAGCAGACGCAGTGAGTAACACAGAAGATTTTGACGAAGACGATAGGATGCAAGAATTTTCCCCGGGGCAAGTTTGGTATGGATCAGCCGGAGAAAAACCTCATTTATTATCAGCGGCTCGGCCAGGAGTAACCTTTGAACCGTTTACAAAATTAATAAAAAAGACGATTGCAGTGAGTACCGGGATCCCATATCCAGTTCTATTTAAAGACGTGGATGGTGTTTCTTTTGCAGGTTTCAGGTCTGCAATGTTAGAAGCTTGGCGCGTTTATGAATATCATCGAAAAAGAATCGGGCAAAAGGATTGTCAGAAGAAGTATACGATGTTGATGGAAGAGGCATGGTTACGTGATGAGCTTGATATCACTGATTTTTATGAAAAGAAACATCAATATTGTAACACGGAATGGTGTGGTGCCCCGAAGGGCGACATCGAGCCATGGAAACAGATCAAGGCAAATATTGAAAAATTTAATGCCAGAGTTAAGCCTCTTGAAAGAATTATTATCGAAGATGGTGGGGCCGGATTCCTTGAAGTTGCTGAACAGATTGAGGAAGAACTCGAAATAATGAAAGAAAAGAACATCATGCTGGCCGGGGAAAAGAATTCTGAATCTGAGAGTAAAAAAGAGGAGAGTAACGGAGAGGATGTCAGTGAAATTGATGAGATTAAGGGGAAGCTTGACGCATATGGAGTGGGAGTTAGGGCTGGTGGATTAACACCACAACAGGACGATGAAGCAGCCTTTAGGGAAATGTTAGAGCTCCCAAAAAATACAAATTTTGTTGATACTGCATGGAAAGAGGATGAAGGTTTTAGACGTCCTATTACATTGTCGAGCGGTCAACTTGACGCAAAAAGTGAGGACAATGATGAGTCGAAAGAAGATAAAGACTCTGAAAAAGCTGAGGATGGTGAAAAAGATGCATAAAAAAATAAAATTGAAAGATGCAAAATGCACAAAACTGTCATTATCTGCTCCAGTTTCATTGCTGAAAAAAGAAGACGATAAAAATAATTTTCTGATTGAGGCATATACCGGGGAGATGGTAGAACGATGGTGGGGATGGCTTGCAATTGATCTCGATGGACTTACCGCAAGAGATAAAATCCCTATATTGAAAAATCATGACAGGGATAAAATAGTTGGTTATTCAAACAGCACTTATACAGATCAAAGCTTTTTTGTGAAGGGTCGATTTTCGCAGGTTACAGATGTGTCAAAGGAAGTTAAGGGTCTCGCTGACGAAGGTTTTCCGTGGCAAGCGTCGATAGGTGTGCAGCCCTTGAAAATAATTGAATTGGAAAGAGGAGCCAAAGAGGTCGTGAACGGTAAAACTGTAAGAGGCCCTGCTCAGATTTGGCTTGAATCAGAAGTTTTTGAAACATCATTTGTTCCGCTTGGAGCAGATGACAACACAGCAGTAACAACGTTCTCAAAGTTTGACGAAGCGCCCCAGGGCGTAAATATTAACATCCATGATGAGGAAAATTTTATGGACATTACATTAGAAAAATTGGAAAAGGACGCTCCAGCGCTTCTTGAAAAAATTAAGCAGGCTTCAAAAGCAGAAGGCCTGGCCGAAGGAGAAAAAGCCGGAGCAGAGAAGGTTCTTGCCCTTGCGAAGGTTCACTTTTCAGATGGTGAGAAATTTGAAGTGCTTGCAAAATCAGGTGTAACAGTTGAACAGTATGAGGCTATAAAAGCTTTGCAACCTGAAAAAAAGGAAGAGACAGAGGATATGAAAGCAAAAATCCTTGCAGGACTTGAGTCTGATCAAGTCGGAAATCTCGGAGCTGGTGGAGTGGGAAGTGTAACCGAAGGCCCAAAAGATTTCATGGCAGCATGGAATGGGATTAAAAAAGAAAAAGGATGTTCTTCCCGTGAAGCAATGTCAAAAGCTGCTAAAGAATTTCCTGAGCTTTATAAAAAACATGCAGGAGGCAAATAAAAATGAGTGAGATTAAAAGCCCAATAACCCTAACCACGGGTGCCGATGTTGCTGCAAAAAGGCTTGTTAAGCTTTCCAGTAGCACCGTTATCCACAATACTGTTGTTTCTACGGATGTGCCGATTGGAATAACAGATTATGCAGCAAATTCCGGTGACAATGTAGCAGTCAGATTATTGTCTGAAGCTGGTACAATAGAGTTGACAGCAGCCGGGGTAATAGCCGCTGATGCTGTTGTTTATGCCGCAGCCGCCGGGAAAGTCAGTGCGATTTCAACTGCAGGCGGAATTTATAAAAAAATCGGTATTGCCATTGAGGCCGCCACAGCTGACGGTGATATTATCGAAATCCTGCCATATCAGTTTGGTGAGACGACTGAAGTCGCCACTGATCTAACTGTTGCCGCCCCTGTGGTTGTCCCTGGTTCCATTAATACAATTGATTCCACTGATAACGCCGTGGACGCGACCCTGGCCGATGATACCGAAATCGGTAGGCAGACAAAATTTGTAATGTCAGAGGCCAGTAACAGTTCCACGGTTACCATCGCCCATCACGATGAAGGTGATGCAAAAGTATACACTTTCGATACGGTTGATGATGCAGTTGTCATTGAATGGACAGGCACAGAGTATGTAACGATTTTTGCGGCACCTTCCACGGATTTCACGACACTGACCACGGGATCACCTGCGATTGTTCCGGGCTCTACTAATTTACTTAACAGCGTGGGTGGTGCGATCACCGCTACACTGGCGGATGATACGGTTGTCGGCAGGCACACTTTGATGATTATGACTGAGGCGTCTACATCAAGCACAGTGACTATTGCAAAACATACTACGTCTGACCCTGAAGTAGCAACTTTCGATGCGGCTGGAGAGGTTCTTGACCTAATGTGGATGGGTACAGAGTATGTTACAATTTACGCAACTGCCACGTTCGTTTAAAATTTAATAGCGAGGAAAATATAAAATGGCACACCCAACAAGTGACACAGCGATCCAGAGACCTGACCTGGGGGTTCTGGTGGAAGAATATATGCAGGAAGATCAAGCGTTAATGGGCTTTATTGGGACTAAAGTTATGCCGATTATGCCTGTCGCAAAACAAACAGCGAGTTATCCGGTCATGCCAAAGGAAGTCATGCTTAAAATGCATACTACCAAACGGGCAATGAGAGGGAAATATCCCAGGTCAGATTTTGAGTGGGAAGAGGGCTTTTATTCTACATCTGAAAATGGATGGGAGGAAGCGGTTGACGATCGAGAACGGAAACTTTATGGTTCTAAATTTGACGCCGAAGCTGTTGCCGTAAAACGAGCCACAAATATTATTTTGCGTGGTCAGGAGAAACGAGTCGCTGATATGATTTTTAACGATTCCAATTTTACCGCAAATTCTATTACGAATGAATGGGACGATGCAACAAACGCGACCCCTCTTGATGATATTGCAACCGGGAAATCTTCGATTAGATCAGCATGTGGGATACTTCCAAATGTGCTTATTATTGCTTATTCAACGTATTTGAATTTAAAACGGGTTGACCAGATTATTGATTTAATCAAATACACTTTCCCAGGACAGGACATTAATAGAATGAGCTTGCAACAGCTTGCACAAATCCTTGATGTTCCAGAGGTAATGGTGGGTGGAGCGGTATATGATTCTGCAAAGAAAGGGCAGGACGCATCGATTGCTGATCTTTGGAGTAGTGAGTATGCCATGTTGACAAAGATTTCTTCATCCATGGATCTTACAGAACCTTGCATAGGAAGAACTTTTCTTTGGACCGAGGAATCAGGCGGCGGGCATATTGTCGAATCATACAGAGAAGAAGAGATTAGAGGCGATGTTATAAGAGTCAGGCATGATACCGGAGAGGCTTTGATTGCATCCAGAGACTCCGATCTCGCAATAAAAAGCAACCTCAGTACAGCTTGTTCATATCTTTTTGAGAATATAACCTCTTAGGGGTGATTCGATGATTTTTGATAATTTTGCAGAAACCCTGGTAAACAGTTCAGCAAAAATTTTTTGTGGAACAGCTATTTATACGCCTGTTTCCGGGAATTCTGTGGAATGTTCGGTTCGAGTTGATCATGATGTTATTTTACAGCCGGATTCTTATAACGTTACAGTTGTGGAAACAGGAACAGTTATAGAGGGTTTTGTTTCTGAAATCGGTGAACCGAGACATGGTTCTATTTTCGTGAAGAACGGCATAACATATACCGTTAAACGGATAGAATCAAACGACGGTAGATATATAAGATTGGTGGTAAAATGACAAATGGCATTACTATAAATAGAAATGATGTTGCGGCGGTTGAATCGTTGCTGTCTGATATAAAGAATGGTGCAGTTAAGGCCCTGGTTACAGCAATAAATAAGACCGCTACAACAACAAAAGTGCAGGTAAAAAAACGGTTAGGGCAGGAATTAAATTTAAAAGCAAGTCGGATAAATCAAGATCTGTCGATTAAAAAAGCGAATTATGGAAACATCTCTGGCAGAGTGGTTGCCACTGGTGAACCGATTGGTCTAATCAATTTTGGTGCTACTCAGAAAAAGACGTGGGCAGGAACGAAAGTTAAGGTTTTAAAAACGAGTATTAGAAAAACTCTAAAACATGCTTTTATAGCTACGGTAAAAGGGACTCCTAATGTTTGGTGGCGTGCCTTGGGATCTAATGGGAAACGAGTTGGTAGATTGCCAATTGAACGATTAACAGGCCCGAGAATAGAGGATATTTTGTCGAAAGACGAAATATTGACTCCTATTAATGAAGATGCTGCAAATTTATTAACTGAAAATCTTGATAAAAAGATTGAGGAGATTTTAAGACGTCATGGATGATACTATCAGGGAGCAAATTATTGCAGCATATACAACCCGGTTATCTGATATTTTAATCGCAAATGTTTTTGAGGATTTTAATACAAATATAGGTCAAACAGTTTTTCGTGCTGTTAAAGACCTTGAGACTGAGAATCTACCATTTTGTGTCCTGTGGCCAAGTGTCGAAGAGATCACCAGTAAATACAATAAAAATGTATGTACAATGGTAATTAGAGTGGAGGGATTAATGGAGTTCGGGAGTATAAATCCTTCTATTATTCAGGAAAAAATCCTTGGTGATTTAATCTGGGCAATGACGAACCCTGACACTGAAGTCTCTGATTTGGTTGAAGATGTACAATATAAAACTGGTGGCCCTGCTGATTTTCCAAATGCGGAGGATAGCGTCACCTCTTCATTTATAGAATTTGAAATAAGATATGATACGCTGACAGGAAACCCGTATCAGCAATAAAATATAAGAGAGGTAACAAATGGCAACAGCAAAGATTGCAAAATTGGAACGAGAATCAGCCCGCGCATTTTTCGATTATACGGCGGGAATTGATTCTGGGGATCAAAAAATTTATACCGTTTCAGGTAAAACAATTTTTTCAGATAAGAGTGGTTATGAATTAAACGTAAGGCCTGATGGGGTTGTAACAGGTAGAAACCTGCTTACACCAGGGACGGCAGCTGATACTGTTAATATTGCCGGTTTCACAGCATATCTTGTCGGTATCTTAAAAACGGTGTCGGCTGAAGCAGCTCTTGAGATGGCATCCGGGGCGGTGAGACCAGCAACTGATGTTGCAAAAATAAGTTCTGTTCAGCTTGCTGCCGACGGCACAACGGTGGAAGTTATTCCAGGGACAGACGCAGCATCCGGCACTGTATTTTCAGAGACCAGGGGCGGAGCAGGTGGCCCCCCATTTGTAGCTGTCGGGAGTATTGAAGTGGGTCAAATAAGACTCACTACTTCTGCCTCCGCTATTATCACCTCTGCTGAGATTTTTCAAACTGACGGGACACACGTCGAGAGGTTTGACATGCCAGCCTGGAAATTACCCGTTTCAAATCTCGGAGATGGTAATAAAGCTGATGCTGTTGCACAAAAAAACGCTTACGTTGAGCTTGATACTGCACAAAGTGTAGGTGTTCATACTGGGGATGCATTTAAACCTGTTTATGTATCTGGATATACTCCCATTTTTACCGAGATAGGGAACTCTGTGGATTTCAAACCAGCCCAAAACAACCATTCTACATCTTCAAAACAGGTGTATAATAATACTCTTGGCAGTGTGGCAAGTACCCTTGGCCAGGCCAGTTTTACGGCGGACGGGCTAAATGATGGCATAACAGATGCCCTAATAGCTGATGAAGATGAGATCCTTGTGTTCAGATTTTATCCTAATAGAAACAAAACTCCATACTCTTTAACACAGGGCACATTGGGCCTGGTAACTACATACCCGGTCGCAGAGGATATATCAGTAGCGAGTACTATTTCAGCACCTAAAAAGACTGTTCTTTTTAGTTCATAGTTTTCTCCCTATGTGGCTACTGGGATACCAGGAAAAGGTGATTGCTCCGGCACCCTGCCACATAAACTTTTTGGAGTGATAAAACAGGAGCAAATAAATGTCCTTTGATTTAGAAAAGTTTAATGCCGCACAAATAACCTATGTGACTAAAACTATTCAAGTTCCAGAGTTGAAAGCTTTTTTCGGAAAGGATGAAAAACCAGAATGGAAAGTTAGGAATTTGACTGGTATCGAGCTTTTTATTGCAAATGAGGCTGCCAGTGTTGCAAGCAAAGTAAAAATAATGACTGAGGCAATTGCAAAAGGAACGAATGAAGACTTGCAAGAAGGTCTTGAAACTCTTTTGAATAAAAACAATGATATAGTTCCTGAAGAACTTGTTAGACGGCACAAATTGCTTGAATTTGCATCGATACCACCCTTCCCTGCGAATTTATGCGTAAAACTTGCAGAGTCGAAAATAACGACTTTTACAAAAATCACAAATGCAATAATAATCCTAACGGGAGATGGTGCAGATTTGGGGGAATAAATAGGCTGTATGGTAACAACTTGATACAAAATGCAATGTATTTATGTGACAAATCAGGACAATTTTTGTTTCAAATAATGCCAGACAAATTTCCATATGGCCGGTTATCACAGATAGAAATGGAGTTGTGGAACAGATTTTATACCGAGCAAAACGAGCGGAGAAAAAGAAAGAATGGCTGATCTAAAAAAGACAATTGAGATTATTTTTGCCGGTACGGATTCTGTTTCTAAAACGCTGAACACTATGAGCGGGAATGTTACAGATTTTGGCAATGATATGAAAGATATTGGTCAACCGTTCGCAGATGCTACAAAGCTCGTAGCACTTCTTGACGCGGCCATTGTAGGGCTTGCCATTGCAGGAGTTACAGCCTCAGCAGGGATTGAGAAAGAAACCGATAAAATGGTCAATAGTCTTGGGTTGCTGCCTGAAGAAGCTGAAAAGTTTAAAGATGTTGCTCTTGATGTATACAAGGCCGGATACGGCGAAGACATGGCAGCGTCCTTTGAAGCTGTTATCCTTGCACAGAAAAAACTTGGAGACAGTGCTGAAATAGACATCGGTAAAGTTACTGAGCAAGCTCTTAAAATTCAAAAAACATTTGATGTGGACGTAAACGAATCTTTGTCAGGCGTAAAAAACTTAATGACGAATTTTGGGTTATCTTCAGAGGAAGCTTTTGATTTTATTGTGGCTGGATATCAAAAAGGACTCCATGGATCTGGAGATTTTATCGAATCCATAAATGAATATTCAACACAGTTTGCCAACGGCGGGGCAGATGCGGGGCAATTTTTCTCTATAATGGAGACTGGTTTTTCAGAGGGCTTCCTTGGCACTGATCGAGCAGCCGATCTCTTTAAAGAATTTAGAGTTAGAATTCAGGACGATTCAAAGACAACAAATGATGCATTGCAGAGCTTAGGTATTGACCCGGTAGCATTCGGAAAAAAGATGGCATCCGGGGAAATGACTGCCATACAAGCTTTTGATATAATTCAGGGAAAACTTAACGAAACAGAAGACGTGTCGGTTCAATTCAATGCTGGGGTTGGCCTTATGGGTACTCAGTTTGAGGATTTAGGAACAAAGGCAGCTTTGGCCATTAGTTCTACTAAAACAGAGATAGGTGAGTTATCTGGAACAATGGCAAAAATAGAAACAAAAACTTTTGAAGAAAAATTTGTTTCAGCATTGCGAACAATAACAACTGAATTTGGAAAGATGCAATCGTGGAAGGATGCTAAGCTTGTAATAGGAGATGTTTTTACGGATATTGCAGATTCATTTGAAACGGTTATAAAGAAGCTTAACATATCAGGCCTTGAGGAAAAAGTAAAGGAGGTGTGGGATAAGATTGTCAACCTTTTTGTAGAAAATGATCTTGACCTAACAACTGTTGAGGGCATGAAAACTGCAGTGTCTCTTGTTGTAACAAGCCTTGAGTCTCTTGCTACAGTAACCGGTGGTATTATTGATATTCTTGGCCCTATATTTGTTAAAATAAAAGATATTGTAATTGAATTTAATAATTCAGATCTTGATGATAAAG